TAAAACTTCACAAAAGCAACCCGGATAACTTACCTCACCGTTCTCTGTGAACTCCCAAATGTCACCAAAATAAAAATTATTTATTTGGGCATGACTTAGTGCCAGCGTTCTTATCCTTCCCACTACCTGATTGTAAGTTAGTGCCATGCTTTAAAAAATATTGTTTAAGTTTTTCAACTGTTTTTTTATTGATTTTTTTGCTCACAGTTACAATTATTTTTGTCCAGTGAATAACAACTATGTCCGCCTAAATAAACAGGCATTGTATAACTTACATTCTCGGGAACGATAGTATCTAATCCGTCACCGGGACTTTCGTACTCAGGATAAATACTTGAATTTTGTTTCAGGTATTTATTTAACCTCTCCGCATACCACTCAGCTCTTACCCTGTATTTATTCGACACATCTGCAAGGTCTGACATACTTGGAAGTTCTGTATTGTCACCCGTCTTACGAATTACTCCTTTATTCCAGAACTGAAAAGAAATTGCCTCTGGAAGTCCTGCTAAAACGTAATACAAAAGAGCGTCAATAATATAACTATCCAAAAGTGTTTTATAAACTCCAGTAGTCGTTCCGCTTACATTTATATCACCAACGATCTTATCGTAAAGAGCTGAACCGAGTATCGGATGAATGTACATATCCTGAGCTGCTTTGATCTCAGGGTATAAAAGCTTTTCATCTATGTTAGAATGAATAGATGTTCTGTCTTTTAAAATACTTGTCGATATTAATAATGAATTTTGGCTCATCTCTTTTTAATTACTAAATTTCTTTTCCATTCATGTCTGCATTGATAGTCCTGACCCCACCAACCTCCTGCACGGTCAAAAACAGAATACCCTAATCTTGCTGATATGCTTTCGATCTCAGCTCTCGTATAAAGTCTGTCAAGATCAATGAGTTTTTTACAAAACGGTCTCGTAGTTGGAATAACTTCCGGCCCCACTCCGGGACGAACCTCATAAGAATATTTTACATAAACATCAACTACTTCTGACTTTGGCTTGAAGTCAATTTTTTCAGGATTAACCGCCGTTTCAATTATTTTATCAATCCCGATTTTGATTTCTTTTTGTTTTAAAACACCCTCCTCTTTTAGCTCGTTAATTCTTTTGTTCACATATCCCGGATTACTTCCTATCGCAGCGGCAATGTCTTTTGCAGAAATTCTTTTATCTTTTTTAATCATGTTTAGAATATCAGAATCAACCTGACTTAAATCAGCAAAAAATTCCTTATCAAACTTCGCCGACTTAACGATATGAAATTTATTCTTTGCCTCCCCGATTTCTTCAAACATCATTGCCACCTGATCTTCCGAGTAGTCGGCTTCAAAACTTTGCTCTCCTAATAAAGTAAAAATATCTTCATCGCACATTCCAAGAGAACTTCTTAGCATTGTAGTCGCTTGCTCTCTTGTCATCTTACCTTTCCCGTATTGTCTTATTACCCTTAAAAGTTGCTGATGTTGCCTGCCTGTTAGGTTTTTTAAATTCTCATTCACTACTCCCGGAGTGTTAGTAACACCAGAAGGATTTACCGCACCTGGATATTTTGTTAAGTCAATTCCTAATTTATCCAATACCCACTCTTTAGGAATAATTTCTTTGAAGTCAACCGGATTAATTAAAGTACTGATAGGCTCAACAGGTTCTAACTTCTGAGATTCTTTAATTCCCAAAAGAGGGAAAATAATATCAGCAACCTCTTCAACATTTTGCTGCTTTTCATTTACATAAGTGTTTTTGAAAATCTCGTAAGCATCCTGAAGTTCATTTCTTCCTCCGAGTTTTCCCGGTTCCATAATTCCGAAAAGCATCGGAGAGGTCACCTGATGGCCCGAAAATATTTCAGCCTGTGTAGTTTTATTAAGTAGATCAAAAAGTTTATCCAAGTCAGTAGCAGACATATCAATGACCTCCGGTGCGGCTTCGCCTGTCTTTTGATAAACCAACATTGGGTTCCCGGCATTCGTAGAACCTTGAAATTTATTTTTCCAATCCCGTTCAATTTGTCTTTTGATTTCATCGGTAGGTACTCCGTTTTTAAAAATGATCATCTTAGAACTGAACTGCCCGTTCTTAATTACAGAAAGATTGTACTTTGAAATCTCTACATCGGTTTCAATGTCATTTAAAGCTCCGAAGTAACCAGGCAAAGGGTAAACATCACAACCCGGCCTGTATTCGTTATAAGCAAGAACCTGTGACCCTACTTTCACATCCTGATCGTAATCTGGAATAAATTTAGGCCGATAACCGTCTCTTGTGTACTTAGTCCAGTCTTTTGAATACCAGAATCCGTTATCTTCTTTTGACCTTCTTAATTTTTGGAAAGGCAAATGGTAAACATCTACTCCACCGCCCATTTTCCAAATGATCTCAAATCTCCCCCCCCCGAAAAGTTCAATATCAGCTATGAATTTCTTAAACAGTTTATTAATAGTTTCACCCCTTGGATTTACTATAATATCCTGCTGAAAACCTTTCCCGTAAACGTAAGTCGCCTTCCCGTTTAAGATAGCATTATGATTGCTCGACTTATTAAACAGGTAAAGTAAGTGATCTGGAAATTTATTGTCCTCCCCGAAAAGAATCCATTCTTTAGAACTTACTTCTTTGAACTCAGGAATTTTATTGTCTGCAAACTTCAGGAATATGATGTTACTTTCTGACATATTTTTTATTCGTCTTCATGGGTCTCATAGGTGGTTAGGGATATACTCGGATTTCTATATTGGGAATGTTTTAATATCAAACATAAGCGGACTTGTGCCAACTAAAGTACTCCAATCTACCAGATTAAATGTAGAATCAAATACGTTTATTGCTATAAGATTATTATCGCCAAACCATATACCATAATAACCAATTATAGAAATACCGAAATCATATAATGGGATTAAAGAAAAACCGAGTGACCCCGGATCAAGTGATAATTGGTAAAAATTTGGTATAATACCATTTACAAAAGCTCCGGCAAGCGTACCAAAATAATCACCAGCCCCAACTCTTGTCCAAACAACAGTTCCGCCTAATGTATTTTCTAATACCGTTGCTACTGGTGCATTCGTTCCCGATTGAGAAAGCAAAGCAGTATAAACCAAATACGATGAACCTCCACTTTGACCGACCCAATCAGCCGCAACTCCTGCAGCTGCATCTCTTGACCACACCTTTCCGGTTGTGTTATTTATATAAACCGAGTTAATCGGGAATAAAGATAAGTTAGTACACAACCCGTCACCGTTTGAAGGGTCGCCATCACCACCTATCACAGTACCTACGTTTTTAAAATTATTAGCCATTGTAAGATTTATATGTAGTTGTTTCGGAATATTCCTCAAACTCAAATTCTGCAGCCGGAAGTAAATTGGAAATTCCTTGCTCAACCTCAGTCAATCCATTTGGATCAGTATTTGAACTGCTGGCCTGTTCGTAAATAAAATAATTATAAAACCCTCTCTTTGTAAACTTCGTACTTGTGTTTATTTCAAACTTATTGAACCGATCCTGGTAATCGCTTATATCATCAAGAAAATTGTAGATTATCGAAACCACTTCTTTCGTAGTCTGATGTACGAATCTGAATAAGTAGTAACCATTATCAAGTGTTCTTTTTTCGTTCAAAGTAATCACAAGATATTCTGAAGTTTGACCGAGAGTTAATTCAAGCATACCTTAATATGGCAATTATTAAAGTTTGTGCCACAAAAAAGCCCCTGCAAGGGGCGTGAAGTATTTTAAGGAGTTGTTAGTCCGGCTATTATTCCAGAAGTGACTTCAAGTGCCATATCTTCCTCCATGCCTTTAAAAATCAATTCATATCCGTTCCTGTCACCCATTGCCTTCCCGGTTGTACCTTTGCCGCCTGATCTTGTAAGCCCGTTATTCTTACCATAAAGCCAGTATTTTTCATTCCTGTCCTCGACTACTGCCATCAATCTGTTTTGAGCAAGCAACGCAATTTCATTTCTCGTTGCGGCTTGCATTTTGTTAAGAATGATATTTATCGTTTGGTCATTCCAGGTAGTTCCGTTTTCTTCCGAGTCCTGATAATCTTCAGTAGCATCAGCCGTTGCTTTTACAAGATTATACTTATAAAATCTTCCGTTATTCGCTTTTGAAATCGCAGTAGCAACACCGGCGGAACTTGTCACACCAGAGACGTTATCAAGCTCAATAAAATAAACAGATTTAATCCCACCAGCCGAATCCCGGCAATCCAACGTATATCCTGAAGTTATAGCACAGCTCATAATTGAAATATTAAAAGGGGAATTTCTTCCCCGTTATATTAAGTGTTTCCGTACTCAATTATCTCTGATGGATAAGCAACCTGCCATCCCCTGCGGAACCTGAATGAATACTTCACGTTATCATCGTCCTGGCTGTACCACACCTTGCTTTCTTCTTCTTCATTTTCCATATCCACACCTAAGAAGAGATTCCTGTCAGGGTCAAGTGCAAAGATAAACGGAGCCGCTGCACCGGAACTTGATCCCAATCCGTCCAAACCATGAAGCGGAATTATCTTATGAACCGAACCTTCAGCGGCCATTCCTTTCTGATCACCCAAACCATTTACATGATAGAGATTATCAGCGAAAACTTTTTGGCGATAAAGTTCTGCCATGTCATAGCCCATGTAAATATTAACATTCGGATTTCCTACAAGAACAGAAACATCACCGATTTTAGAAACAATATTTTGAACTATTGTACGAATATTTGAGGTAGTCACCGGGCCGGCTACAGCAGTAGCAGTCCCTCCTGTGGTAGCCGCTGCAATTATTTTAATCAATCCGTCATAACGGTTGAGGAAAGAAGAAACACTTGCGGTGTCTCCCTGCCAGTCGGCTGTTTCCTGCCTGCGTTTAATCTGAGCAAGAACATCACTCAGAATTAACCTCATGATCTCAGGCGCAAAACTATCATCGTAGTTCTGCCCTTTCTTCATCATGATTTGCGTCCACTTTGTTTCTAAAGTACGGGGACATAAAGTGTCCTGGTACTTAATCGCCGAAGTAGCAAGAATCCTTTGCGTGAACGTAGTGTCGCCCGAAGCATTGAATCCGCATGAACTTCCGTCCTGTGGAACGGGAGAATTAGACAATAGCTGCAAAGCAGCCGAACTCTTAATACCCGTTTGGACATTTGCCAATGCTCCGGTTTCAGCTTCAAACTGAAGTGCTACTAAAAGTTCTTTCGATTGTTCATTGACGTAATTCGTCAATGTTGATACTGTAAAACCCATTATTGTTTAGTTTTTAAGTCCGATAATAATTTTGCAAGCTCAACCCTTCTTTCTTCTTTGCTTTGCTCTTTATTGGAAGAAAATGTTTTCCCTGTTGCGTCAGCCGGGCTGGCCGTTGGAGTTTCAACGATCTTCTCAACGATTGCCATCAGCTTAACGATTACCTGATTCTGATTCGAGAACTGAGTTTTCAATTCTCCAAGTGTTGCCGTGACCTCACCAAATTTTTGTTCGTAACTTGTAAACCGTTGATCGTAATCTGCGAATTGTTTTGAATAATCAGGGGGAGGTGCAGCCTGTGGCATCTTCACTTCACTTATAATTCCGCCTTCGCCAACTGCAACTAAAGTGCCGTCTGATAATTCATAATTTCCCGGCGCCGCAGGCTGGTCGGCAATTTTCATTGTGCCGCCCATTTCAAGTTTATCACAGGTAACTTTAGTACCGTCTTTCAAAGCGTACTCAGCCATTTGTACCGGCTGTACCGGCTCTTCAAATAACGATTTAAATTCTTTTTTAAAGTCGGCAAACATCTGTTTTAAGTCAGCCATAATTGTAAGTTTATTCTCATTAAGATGGCTAACTTGTTTATCCGTGCCACTTAGCTTCCTTTTTACATAAGAAAATATCCCTTCAACTGAAAATCCTTTTACTTCACCTGCTTTGATTTTATTCCAAACGTCATCATTTTCAACTTTCGCAGAAATAAACCACGATCCATCAGGTAAATCTTCAAAGCCTTTCATCGGCAATATTCCACGACTTGCATCGCTGATAAAACTTTCAAAGATTGTCACGCCTTCTGTTTGCAAATTGGGATCATGAAAAAGATTTACATTTTTCATGTAACCCTTTTTGAAAAACTTTATAGAGATGTCTTT